TACAAAAACGACATTGACATGCATGAAAAAAACTTAAGATCAAGAGACTCTTTTATATTTCCAATTTACGTAATTTGTAGTTGGTTTCTCTAAATCATCATCACTATCTTGCTCTTCAAATTTTAATAGGGATTTGCTTAATTGTGTCAGGAACTCTCTCATTTTTTCACAAAATGCTTGGCCTTCTGTGTTTGTTGTTCCTTTTTTAATAGACCCTAATATATCAACTACTGTATTGCATACAGCTGCTTCATTGTTTATTTTTTGTTGTCTAAATTGCATCCTTAGTAATCTAAAATTGGTTTGCAAATGGTCAATATCATCCATGTTTAATACCATATTTTCAACCAAAATGGAGCCTAGATAATTATCTAGCAAAGTACTGCATTGCTTAAATTCAGTTTTGTTTGTGGTAACTTTTTCAATTATCTTGTCAGGGTTTCTTGAGGTTTTGGCTAAATTCTTTTTCACATTAACTCCTGGATCTAAATCAAAACCTTTCTTCAATTCACCAATATTACTGAAATAATTCTCTAAAAGTTTTGTTATATTAATGGTAGAACCCTCTTCTTTTTTCTTATCTAGTTCTTGATTAACCATTTGTTTTATGGTTAAAAATTTGCCAACTGCGCTCTTTTTTGATTGAGTTACTTCAATTAATTGGGTTCTCAACTCAGGAATTTTAAATTCATCACATAAATAATTTACAAGGTCTTCTGTATATGTGTCTTGTGATTCTAAATCATATCTTTGTTTAATTATTTCAGGATTGAACTGTACACTTAGATCAATCTTGACACTTTTCTGATTTAAATCTAATTCATAAGGATATGACATGACAACATCTTCTAAGTAGAAGTGTATATAATTTTCATATCTTTTTTTGTCTTTCGTTTTCCAACTGTTGATTATTTTGCCATTTTTATCACAAAAATTGTATGCATACATGGTTAGTGCATTGTGTCTACTTGTGGTAAGTGTCATTTTTTTCGCATTTAACCACGGCATGTAAAGATTTGTTAAATAAGCTGCATTTTCATTACTTACCTCATTGTTCATGAAATCTTGTAAATGATCTATTGATTTCATGAAATACAATTTATTTGATTCTTTCTTTCTTTTATAAGATATCTCTTCTTCCCACACATCTTCTACAAATTCAGCAAAGTACATTTGATTCCTTTTTGCATTTTCTTTGCTAAAGTCAAATATCCCTAACATAGCCTCATTAACATCTTTAAATCTTATTTCTTGTGGCTCTGTATAAATGGCTATTTGAGTTTTGTACACAATAGGGGAAATTGCAAATCTGGGAAAATCGCTAATCTGATAATTTATGCACTGCTGTTCTTCTAATGTCGTTGTATGTAACCTTTTGAATCTGGTCAAGCAGGCTGGAAGATGCACTTCATAGCCCGATATGGGATGACAACATAGATACCTTACCAATTCTGCAGCGATAGAGTGCCAATTCTGCTCATAGTGTGGGTGTCTGGGTACAGGTTGCAATATAGTTCTCCTGAATGACCTTGCA